TCAGCATAGTGTAGGGATCCTGAGCTCATATACTGCTCTAGAACAGTGAATACGAAACACTCAGCACCTAATTCCTTTATCTTCTTATTGAATGAGTCAGAAGAACCTGTATAGAACTTCCAATCAGATTCTTTCCAGCAATCTTCACGCCACTTAGGATTACTCTTATCTCTGACAGGGCTCTTCAATGACCTATACTTAGGGGGTTTCATCTTCCAAAAGGATTTTCTACCTATGTAGTTGATGTCTTCCTTAGTACAAGCTATCAAGTATAAGAAGCCAAAGTATTTCTCTGGCTCAGGGGTTTCACCACCCCAGTGATTAACTCTTTCTGACATTAGCTAACCCCTTATCATTATACTTAACAGTAACACCACCGCCTTTAAATGATTGACCACCAGCTACCTTAAGTAAATCTTCTCTAACACACTTAAGTTGTTTGTTCCAATCATCTACTTGACACTTGATAGCTACCCATTCAGCGGCTAGGCTATCCCAGTCCTGCGTACTAACTTCTACTATATCTGTCTTAGCAGGCTTAGGTACTTCCTTGAAGTATTCCTTCCAACCATCTAATACCTGTCTAGTTAGGCTAGGGCTCTGTTTAAACAATCTATACTTACCTTGTTTAGTATGAGCACAATACACCCAGAAGTGACACTCAGTTACATCAGCTAACAACATTTGCTGTGTCATCTGCATTTGGTATTGCATAGGTAGCTCAGCACCATCATGCATAGTCTTCCATAGAGGAGACTCCTTACCCTTTAGGGGGCATTTAATCTCTAGGATAGAGTTACCAGTAATCTGCTCCATACCATCAAGAGAGGCCATGAGAGGTAGTCCTTCTATCTCATTAGTAATACATAATGGTTCGAATATCTTATTCAATCTATCCTGTACTGCTACTCGTGCTTCATCTTCATACTTATGACCATGAGCCATAGCAAAGTTCATATCAATCTTTGTATTACCTTGCTTAAGCTGATACAACTCATACCTATTCTTAGGCTTCCAAGGACTAATCTCACAAGCAGAAGCTGATTCAGAAGCTGTACCATGATTTCTTCTTACATCTAACCATTCATCGCTACCCTGTGGTAGGTCGTAATCACTATAAATCTTTTTCATCTTGTTTCTCCTTTAATTCTTCTTTCTTAAATACACCCTGATATTCCCAAACTAAGAACGACTTATCTTGTTGCCATCCTTTCTTTGAGTATACCTCCCAATCCATACATCTTCGGACATCACCATCCATTTTACAATACCAACTCATTAGTGAATCTCCATCCAGTTATTACCTATCTTAGAGTTACCATCCATACGACACTTAAACTTAAGCATCTCACCTGCTGTAGTAGCAGCTTCCTCTAGTATTTTAGCTAGTTCCTCTGCCCTATCAGGTTCACACTCAAAGTTCTGCTCATCATGCATTACGGCTAGTAGCTTACAATCAATGCCAGCTTCCTTAATCTTCTTATCAGATAGTACCATCCAATTCTTAGTTAAGATAGCCTCATTACCTTGTAGTAGGTAGTTAAGTAGCTTATGCTTACTGTTACATAGTATCTTTCTACCATCTTGAGCAACAATATACTTACCACCACTTCTCTCGAACTGAGTATCAAGGTGATTCTTAATGTTACTAAGAGCAGGTAGCCCCTTAAGGAACTTACTCTTAAGAGCCTTAGCTTGTTTAGTCTTAATACCTAAATCACTAGCAGTCTTAGCATCACCAGCACCGAACAAGAAGCCATAGATAAATGTCTTGGCTAGCTTTCTATTAGCTAACCCAGCAATCTTAGCATTGACACTATGAATGTCAGTACCATCTTCTTCTGTACCATCAACAACAGTCTTGTTGTAGTCATCGTCACCCATAGCTGCAGCTAACAATCTTAACTGAGCAGAGGCTAAGTCACAACCAACAAGTACCTTACCCTTAGGGGCTACAAAGATACTTCTTAACTCTTTACCAAAGGTAGCGTGACCTCCAGGAACGTTAACAAGGTTCTTGTGTCGCATCCTACCAGTCGCAGCACCTAGTGTCATTGGGATACACTCAAGACGGCTATCGTCTCTAATAGTATTCAACCAACCTGTCTTATCACTCTTGACAGACCTAAGCATATTTCTTCTGTGACTGTACACCATGTGTAGTGCTATGTCTTTACCTAAGTCTCCCTTGATAGTATCAAAGCTATCCTCAGTTAATTTAGGTGATGTACGTTCGTTCTTACCTTGATCGTTCATCTTCATATTCCACTCAGTAGGTATCCAACCCTGCTTAAGTAAGAAAGTCTTAATCAGAGCGTGTTGAGTCATCTCAATAGGTAGTATAGTTATCTTACAGTAAGAGCCATACACATGTAGCTTATGGCTATCAGTGTAGTCTATACTGTTAAACCCATCGAAGTATTTAGTGATGTGAGCATGTAAGTCACCCTTCTTAGTGTACTTAGGTGTTACATAGTCATCTATAGAGCCTATACGCTTAACGTTAGGCGGTAGTAGTGGTGTTATCTTCTCAGCTAACTTAGTTATCTCTTCATTCAACCAACTGAAGTGATGCTCAGCTAACTCAGTATCTACTAACCAACCATTTCTTACTTGTTCAGCGCTAATCCTAGCTGTTTCAAACTCAGTAGTGATTACACTAGCAGGTATCTTAGCAACCTTAAACTCTCTCCTTAAGATAAGCAGGGTCTTAACGTTAATCTTAACGTCCATCTCGCATCTGTTAAGCATCCTCTCTTCGAAGAACAACCATTGTTCCTGAACAGGCTTAGCAACACCTAACTTCTCACCCCAATTAGCAAGGCCATGACCGCCTGCTCTACTAAAGTTTAGTAGTTGAGATAGAATTAGTGTGTCAGCTATCTTACCATCATAGGTAAAGCCCTTAAGCTTCCTAAGCAGTGGTAAGTCGTATGCATATATGTTATGTCCTACTAATGATGTAGCCTTAGACATTAAGTCTAGTGCTGCAGACACCCTAGGGTATCCTTCTTTCTCATCAGTGTAGGTGGTAGATACTTTAGTATCCAAGTCGTAGAGAACAATACACCATATCCTCTTCGCTTGATTCAAGAGGCCATCAGCCTCAATATCAAATACGTAATTCATACATTACTCCTTATTATTATTATTATTAGAACGGTACTACATCTTCATACTCCTTTTCTTCTTCGATAAGAAACTCATCCGTCATGATAGCACCCGCCTTAGCGTTATGCAATCTACCTGTCTTATCATCGAACATAGCTGAACCAGCAAAGCCAGTACGGCCAGTGAATCTGTTCTTAAGTACAGTTACCTTAACCTGATTTCTTTCAGCCTCACTCTCAGCATACTTATTTCTAGAGAATGCAATGATTTGAAAGGCAATCTGTTTAAGTGAACCAGAACCCTTAAGACTATCTTCAGTTACCTCAGCACCCTGCTCATAAGAGATAGAGCCAGTACCAGTCTTTCTTAGGTGAGATACTACGCCTACCCAGATATCAAACTTCTTACATAACTTAAGTAAGTCACTCATTACCTTGTCCATAGCCCTATTGATATCACCTTCAACCTCACTCACTGCGATAGTGATGTGGTCTAAGTAGATAAACTTACAACCAGTAGCGGCTAAGTACTCTATCTTGTGCATCAAGCTATCATCTGATAAAGAGCCTTGATGGTCTAGTAAAGTAAATCTACCTGTACCAGCTGTAGCTTCCCAAGCCTCTTTACCTTCCTTACCTTTTCTATCGAACTTAGTATCAGGTAGGTTAATTCTCTTATTCAAGTGAATACCAATGATACCATCTAAGGTTTCTTTGACTGATTCTTCTAGTGATACAATACCTATTGGGTATTCAGTAGTAGTCAGTAGATGATAGATGTCTTCCTTAATGAATGTACTCTTACCAGTACCTGTACCAGCAGTAAAGATAGTTAACTCACCTGTACGTCTACCATAGGTTAAGTCATTCACATTACAGAAACAATCAGGGTAAGGTATACTATCCTCTGTCATATCCTTAGAGAACGTATCCCAAGTAGAAGCTGAGTTGATAATACCTGATGGGCTGTATACTTCTGCTCTCCAGATAGCATCTTCTAACTCTCTTAGGTGGTCGCCTACTAAGTAATCACTAGCATCTTTACCATGTCTACCTAGCTTAGCTATCTTAGCCTTACCAGTACGTACTATCTTAGCACAATCCTCAGCTGATTTCTTACCAACATCATCTGCATCAAACATAAATACTACTTCATCAAAGGAATTAACCCAATCTAAGTTAGCACATATCTGTTTAAGAGCACCGCCTACACCATTAGTGACTGATACTACAGGCCACTCAGAGTTCTTGTTAGCATTCATCTGTTGTACAGACATAGCATCTAACTCACCCTCGGTAATGATAATACGCTTACCACCTTTCTGGAACAGTGACTGTCCGAATAATTCTACATCATTCTTTACATCACCGAACGCTAAGAACTGTTTGTTAACTACTTCTCTACGAGAGTAACCAACTACCTTACCAGCTCTAGTAGCAGGATAGTAGTGGTACTGAATGGTAGCACCATCCTCCTCACTATACCCTACCTTAACACCATATTTAGTTGACATCTCTTTAGTGATGCCTCGTTCTCTGAAACCCCTTGTAGGGTATTCAGTTATCTCTTGTACTGTCTCTTTAAACTCTGACATATTATACTCCTTATTATTATTATTATTTGTACTACCATCTTCAGGGCTGAAGTCCTTACAACCAAAACAAAAGTATGACTTACTACCATCATCATGCTTGTACACAGCCTTGTTATCTTTAGAACCACAAGCACTACATGCTCCGTGGTGGTCTAACACACCGTTCTCTCTCATTACTCCTCCTTAAGTTCACTTGTTAACTCAGATATTAATGCCAAAGCACTATCAGCATTGTGTACTACATACACATTGTCTCTACCTAATTCCTTAATACTTTTAAGTATAGTCTCTACTGCCTTAAGTTTCAAACAGCATTGGTCAGGTGTATGGTACTTCATTACTTCTCCTTATTATTAAAAAATTATTAGGTAGTTTCTCTAGTTACCTAGCTAGTCAACTTTGGTTAAGACTCCGTAGTTAAAAAAGTGGTGAGCTCTTCGCAGTAGTTATCTTCTATGAACACAAACGGTTATTTCTAACTTGGTAACTCCTTATTAAAATACTGTCTGATGTTATATTGGCCTGCTTCGTCAGTCGGACTTCACTCATTGCCCACCATATTACATTTTGTTATCTATAAATACTTCTAATCGTTTAACAATACCCTCTAACATAGTAGTATAAGCAATTATCTCATCTACTTCTTTTACTCTATCTTTAGGTAAACTTTCCAATGCCTTCTTAGCTTCTGCGTCAATGACAGCAGCAGATAGGTGAGCCAATGTACCATAGTATTTATTTCTAACATACAACTGCCCTTCCTTAGGTCTATGTGTCTCCACTAGTATCCATTGGTGAGCGTCCTTGTCTACAGAAAATCTTTTATTTAACTTATACATTATCTATCATCTCCTTCTCCCATCAAGACTCCTCTTGCTTGTCTTGACTTAAGTTTCTTTAGATTACCTACAGCTATTTCTTGTAGGCTCATACCCATATCACTAGCTAGTACAGAGATAGTCCATAAGACATCTCCTAACTCTCTATGTAAATGCCTCTTGTATACCTCTATTGTTATATCCCCTCTCAAAAGTCTTTTCTTAAGAGAGAATACTTCACCTACCTCCTCTGGTAATTGAGCCCATACTACCTCTACGTTATCGTATTCAGCAGTATCCATAGCCCTTTCTTGGTACTCAGCTAACCGCATTAGCAGTCACCGTAACATTCACGCATATCTAATTTAGGTTTAGATACTATAGTGTCTATGTTCCAGCGCTTTTGGAATGACTCAATAGGCTCATCCATCCAGTGTTGTTTAGGCTTCTCGTCAGCCTCTAATGTAGAGAGGTTACGGTAATAAGCCTTAACTTCTTCTTCAGAAGGAGTACGCTTGTTAGCTATCTCCTCGTTCTGTACCTCACGCATACTAATAGCCTCTGAGTAGAAGCCCGTAGGCTCTGAAGGTTTAGTAAAGGCTAGTGGTGTTCTACCTTCTAATACGTTGATACGCATCTTGATGTAGTCAACAGCCTTACTAAGGTCGTCAATCTCTTTCTCATTAGCAGACATAGTAGCAGTAGCCTTATGACCTGCACGAGAGAGATACTTAACCGCGTTCCATAGTAAGAAATCTAAGCCCCAAGCGTGAGCAACCTCAGCTGGTTGTTGATGGTCTGGTAGACGATTGTAGTGTTTAGCACCTACGTAGTCTCCCTTACCGAATAGTTTATCAGCAGTCTCTCTGATTTTATTTAATGGTTGGTCTTTCATATGTTACTCCTTATTATTATTAAAAATTAAAACCCCCTCAATTAAGAGAGGGGTACAGCTCAGACTAGAATACTTCGTCTTCTTCCAAGGCAACTTCAGGTTGTCCTTGAATGTCAAACTCCATACCATTATTACCTGCGTATTCCTCTAACTTAGTTACTTGAATAGCAGTTAAGATAGCCTTAACTCCCTTGTTACCACCTACATCGTATGGTACTTCCATGTATTGAATGTTAGCCTCAGAACCGTTGCCGATTACTAAAGGGTCTACGGGGTTACCGTAAGTATCAATACATTTGATTGCCATTGCAGGTTCACCGTCCTGTTTAACACAAGCTTTAGTAAGTTTAATTACTGGTTTGCCTGAGTCTTTATCAGTACGTTCTTTCTGTGCATGTTGGTTCTTTACCCAATCAGCAGATTGTTTCTTAGAACAGATCGCATCTACCGACCACTGCTTTTCTTCTGACATATACTTAGTACCTGCATTGTCACCACATTTACACCATTTGATTTCTACGTTTGCTAAAATAGCCATATATTACTCCATTATTATTATTAAAAGGTTGGTGCTAGTTTTCTAACCTACAGTACTAGCGGACTGCGTAAGGAGGAGGAATGAAATGCCTCCCGATTAAATAAAAAGTGGACTAGTAGACAGGAGTAGGTGTGGCGTACTCTGTCTATTAGTCCGTATATCTTGATAAGGCGTTCGCCACAAACGCTTCTTCTCTATAAGGGCTACTTAGAGATTTCCCTTATCAGGCAAAGAAATATTGACTATCTCTTATACCTTCTAAGTCTAAGTTACCCTTGATAGGTTGCTCGATACTACAGTCCATATCACCCATAGTAATCTGAGCCTTCAAGTCCTCTAAGACATCATCCTTGTATATCTTAATGAACTCGTCCTTGGTTACAGCTATTAACTCATCTACATCTCCTGCGTGTACACTAAACGAATCGTGAATGGCACCGAACGACTTGTTCCCACCATCTTTTAGTCTACATATTACGAGAGCCATATGAGCAGCATCATAGCTGTGTACTACATTAGGACTAATACCAGAAGCAAGCTCATGTCTAGCAGGAATATCTAAATACTCCATGTACACATGATGATACTTGTTCTTGTTGATATAGCCTATTACCTTTCTTCTTTCTCTAATCCACTTCTCTGCTATTACTGGAAACCCACTAGGAGTCTCCCAACATACAGTATCAGTGCCACTAGCTAGTCGGTAACTAACTAACTCTTGTAGATAGTTCTTAATCCGTACAGGCCCAGAACATATCTTATCGTATGACTGTACTAAGTCTCTCCCTAACTTCCAAGAGTCTGACCGAGTCAAATCATATTTACCAACAATACCAGCATCATAACTATCTTGATAGATGATGTCTGATATACACTTAAGACCAGCACTATAACCTTTCGTCATAGTACCTCTCTTACTTAGTCCTTTCCTTATGAGCTTCATAGGGATAGGTGCTAATTTCTTTCCTAAAGGATTACCCATGTTAGCATCTAACATTCGCTGGCCAACAGCTAAGTAGAAGTCTAACGAGATAGCCCTAGGTATTAAGCCTACATACTCACCTGCCACCTCATCTAAGCTCATCGCAGCGAAGTGTTGTGTACCGCTAGAGTTAGCGTCGACAGGGATTGGTAGGTGTGTTATATGTTCTTCACCGTTAGCTAGTACTGCTATCACCTCAAAGCAACAAGCCAAGAACACTAATGGTTTCTCTGCATTAAGCCATAGATGTTTATTCTCTATAGGGTCTAATGCTATCTCCATTATTAAATCTAAATTGTTTTGTGTCCAAGAGTATCTATCTCTTAAGGACATCTTATCGACAGAAATATCTGATAACCTATGTCGTGTTAGGTGTGATACGTAATCTTCCTCGCACCACTCTAATTCTTTAATATCAAATGATTCATTGTAGCTACTAGCGGTATGCATATACAACCAATCAATACCTGACTGACCTATCGGCTTACCCTCTGAAAAGATTAGGTGTCCTCTAGCTAGGTCATTAGACTGATAGTTAAAGTAAGGGTCTCTAGCATAGTACCTACCTCTATAGTCTAAGAAGTAAGAGAAGTAGAAAGAATAACCCGCCCATCCAGGCTCACCATCATACCCGTGGATAGTATCTAGTATCTTACCATCTCGAGCAGACTTAGAGTGTTTTCTAAGACAGTACTGTTTGTCCGTCCATCTTAGGTTAGCCTTCTCATACACCTCATTTATCTCTGCTATCTTAGTAGTAATAGCACCAAGAGCCTTAGGTGACTTAAGCTTATTACGTTTCTTCTCTAACTTATTCAAGGTATTCTCTAGTGTCTTAACATCTTCACTACTACCTCTCTCAGGCTCAAAAGGCTTACCATCTTTAGTTAGTTTAATACCAGCTAAGATAGCATTGTTACCCGTCCTGTCTATGTCAGCACAGTCGTATGTCACATCATTATCTAGAGAGATTTTAGTGTTACTGTAAGTACCCCTAAGCTGAGCCGTAACTTCAGCCACATCACTGTTCACACGCCACTTAACAGCCTCATTATGGTTGACAGCCTTAACGAAGTCAGAGTCTAAGTGTCTCCTATTTAACTTAACAGAACCCTTAACTAGATTCTCTACTACACCATCAACTAATCGAGTAGTATCATTCCATATAGGGAACTTTCTCATAGCAATACCACGTCTACTGGTAGGGTTAGCCTTATACTCACTAAAGCTCTTGCCAGGTCTTACTAGATAAGGTGTGTAGTTAATACTGTACTGGGATTTCTCCATAGTACCATCATCATTACGCCACCTAGCTATTACTTCTTCTAATGACCTGTAGCACTCTCTTTCTAGTACTACGAAGTCAAGTGTTACTAAAGCCTCTAATACAAAGTCACCTAGCCTTATCAGCTGAGGTGTATACAACTCTTTCTTATTAGATATTACTTGCTCAGCTATGTTACCGATTGCTACCGAAGTAGCAGTGAGCTTGATACGCCCTTCAGAACGAGAGAACCTATCAGTAAGATAACCTAATATCTCATTGAATAGTTCCTCTACTCTGAAGTCGTTGTTGATACAACCATTGTTCCTGAAGAACCTAACAGCCTCGCTACGGTTATTGTTAGCATCCTTTACTTTCTGCTCAACTATACTGCTGAGCTCTTTTATTCCAGTCGCCACAACTTACTCCTCTTCTATACTAACATGTGTTAATCCCATGTCTAACAATAGATATAGTGTTACAAGAGCTGACTTGACACTAGGACAAACAACATCCAGTCTGTTTATATCCTTAATAGCCTTAACAATCAATATCTTACGCACTATATCTCCCAAATGACACTATATTATAACGACTTATCCCAAGCCCCAAACATTAATTTAAACAATTCCTCAGGCATATCCCTATAGGTATCGTCAAAGCTATTGTTCTTACCCTCGAAGGGTGAACCACAACCTCTTACTGGTCTGAACGCATGTTCACGCGACCTACCCTTATGTATCCTAGCATATACAGCCTTAGGCCCTATACCTGTCATAGCTCTTATCTCTTTAACGGTAGTTGTCTCACCATTCTTTAGCGTATATACTTTTTCTTTGTAAGTAGCCACATCTAACTCCTCAGTTAAGATATAATAGTCACTTGCAGTAAGAGAATTCCTTCCCCCAAAGAAGCACTCTCCTCAAGAGTTTCTCTTACTGCATCTCATTTAACTCTCTTGTTTATCTAAAAGAGTGTCCCATACCCAACACCTAAACTGCTCACGGTTATAACCGAAGTCGGGGTCGTGTTTTAGTTCATCAACGAATTCACTCTTAAGCTCAACCATCTCACTGAGATTATTGTTAAGCCAAGTGTTTACCTTTATACGTATGGCTGCGATAGCCTCTGCATCGTGTTGCATATGTTACTCCTCTGTTTAGTTATTCAAACATCCCATCGATCCATTCTTCCTCGACACCTAAGCATAACTCAGGGTCTTCCCCTAGACATTCCCTTATATCAGGTGAATCTCCAGTAGAAAATGGGTCTTTAGTTACCTCATTATACACGCAACCGACACACCATTTGCCTTCATCGAAGACTCTTTCTAACATTAATTGCCTGTGTTCTAACCATCTCTCTTTACTCATGATACTACTCCTATCCTATTAAATAATAGCCAGTGTTCTCTGTCACCATAACACATACGACCCCTTATACTCTCTCTCATCTTAACCTCATCACCGTAGTTTATCTTAACCTTAGGCGCGAAGATAACCTTAACGTCTCTAGACCTAGCTAATCTAGCACCAGCACAGGACTCAGTAATACCTAACTTCTCTACTAGTTGAGGCACAGTCCATGTACTACCATCAGACAGTTTATATTCCTTACGACCTGTACCACCCTTACTAGCAGAAGCAAATATCATAGTGACATCATCAGTCCTGTATAACCTATTTCTTATCGTACTAATAGATAACCCTGTCTCTCTAGCTATACCACCTGCTGTCCAGAAACTACCATCACTTAACTCAAACGTCTTTTGTGTTGCCATCTTTATACTCCTCTAAAAATAAAACATATGCCTTCCTAGCATTATCCGCAATAGTACCCCCAAGATAATACTTCTTTGTAACTAGGTGCCCATCAATTATATCAGACACTAACACAGCACCATCCATTAATCTTTCTACTAACATATTAATACTCCTCTAAAAAGTCTATAACAGCATCAATCCTCTCTAACAATTTATCTTCTGTTATTCTAAACGCATCATCAGTAGTCTGGTCGCTCTCCAGCTTAAAGATTAAATCTCTTACTTCATATGCCCCATCTATTACTTCATTCTTATTCACTATCTTCTCCTATTAAATACAACAACCAAGCGACAAACAGTATCATCACCCCTACTAGTATCTCAAACATCTTGACGACTCCTAGTAACACCCATCATCTTGGATATCACTTCAGTATGCTCAAGTATAAGCGCATAGATAGTATCAGGCAGATAGTCCTCATACATCTCAATGACGTGACTGTCTATCCACATATCTAAATGCTTATCACTCCACTCTGTGTGGTCAGTAGGAAGACTCGATGTCAGAAAGAGACCGCTAATCTCCTCCATAATCTCTGACTCACTTATTCTAACTCGCTTAAGTTCAGCGTTCTCTCTTGATACCTTAACGAAGTCTAATAATAGCTTATCGTAAGCTTCTCCTATCTCTAGGTAGTTAGGTTTACTCATCTGTTACTCCTTTGTTAGCCTCTTTTACAACGCTATTATATAACACGTACATAGCTGTGTAAGCTGTTACGCGATCCTCTTCTCTCAGTGTACCAATGATATCATCAGCATACTGAAATGCTTCCTCTATACTGTTCTTCGTGGCGAACAAACCATTTGCTTTAAGCATTACGATCTCCTTCTTCTTCTTCACTAATAAACTCTACCTCAACATCGACACCGTCTTTGTCAGGGAAGACCCATACTACATTAAGACCAGCAATCAGAATAGTTTCCTTAAAGAAATCTAGGTCACCCTCTGATATAGGTACTGTTACTCTTCTCATACTACTCTCCATTGTGTAAGTAAGAGACATCAACGCCCCTTACCTCTAACTCGTCAGCCACCTCACCAGGCAGGGAAAATACCCCGTCATAGTCAGTTAGCTTACCATCCTCAAACCATAAGCCACCACCACTCTCCTCACCCAACCTTACATGCTCAAATGAGCCGTGCAGACCATCGTTATTAAGTCTTACCTCATAGTTCTTGGTATTAGTTACCTTATAGTTAGTCATTGTTTAAGTACCCCGCTATCTCTAGACCAGGCTCACGATAGAACCAACCAATACCTACATCAGGATAACGCTTAGTTAACTCCTCGTATATCCCTTTAGCAGGTGCCCAAGCAGTATCGAAGTTGTACCATACAAACTCAGGGTCCTGTATTGTATCACCAAAGGTATCAACGCTATTCCACTTAGTACCCCAGTTATCTACCCTCCACTGATACCACTCATCTTCTACATCTTCAGGCATTGGTAGTAGATTGTTAAAGTCAAACGCATTACTCTCATCAGGATTATCCTTGTTAACAGTATTCATTAGTTCAACTATCTCTTTTATTACTTCTGCGTCACCGAACATAGTGACCTCATTGCTACACCAGTTTGGCATATTATTTCTCCTTATTATTAAACATAGCATCTAACCTAGCAGGTACTACCTTACTAGTATTACAGACATCACAACACACAGCATCTTCTACGAAGTACCATCCATTCTCATCTGTTATAGGGTCAGGGTTATTACCCTCACCTTCTTCCATCATCTCACCACATATACAACACTTAAGACCCATCATGATGTTAACCCCACCATATAAGAGTAGAAGTGGTCTATCTCATTCTCCTCTGACTCACCGTCATTAATCTCATTCAGCATTAACTCATAAGCTTCCTTGATATCCTTAGTGAATTGAGGGTGAGCATCAATAGTAGTGATAGCAGCATCTAGTGCTTTAGCTAAGTTATTCATGATGTAGCCTCCCTCTTTAAGGCATAGTAAGTATGGACATCTTCTTCACACTCACTCCACCATCCCTCTTTAGATTGATAGTCCATTACCGCTTGCATCTCCTCAGGAAATCCCTTAAGTAATTTCTTTTGATTCTGACTGTCAGCCTTAAACATCAAGTCACCTAGTGTCTGATCGAACCCTCCCAAACTTCTATACTGGTAGTTATAAACAAACATCTTACCTTTTAAATCTTTCATTCTTCTTCTCCTCTATCTGCTACATGCTCTTGAAAGTACTCTAACGCATTAGTTAGTTTCCTAACATCACGATCAGTTACCTCCGTTGTATCTATCTCTAGTAACTCCACCTCTAATTGAGGGTTATCTCTAGAGTCTCCTAACATACCATACGTAAATTCCTGATGTATACTAGGTACAGCTATATTAAACAACTCATATAGCTTATGCTTGTCCTCAAACGAGGCACATTCAAAGTAAATCTTCATTCTTATTTCTCCTTTTTATTATACTATTAAGTAAACCAACTACCTTTATACTTCTTGATAATCTTCGCCATCACCATCTGCTTTGTTATACCCTCTGATAGAGCCTTCGCAGTTACATAAGCAAAGTCCTTCTCATTGCAAGCAACAGAGAAATGTGTAGCAGGCTTTCTCGCCGTCTTCTTAGGCTTAAGATAGCTACACACTGTAGAGTACCCCAAGTCCATAGCCTTAGATATCTCCACATTATTTAACCCAGCATTTCTATGTTTAATCATAGTAGCTAGCTCTTTCTTAGTTATATTTCTTCCTTTCATATTACACTTCCTCGGTAGGAACACTACCTATTGATCGGACATAATTGTCCTGTAAATACCTCTCGGCATCACTCCACACATTCTCATCATACTTTCTTGATGACAATTTCTCTATTGTAGCTTGTACATCACTAGGGAGGTTACCCCAAGCATACTGCCCTGAATACCTATTAAGTATTTTCTTTTGTTTAGAATTAAGAGCCATTAGACTTAACCTCCTCTACCTCAAACTCACCATCTAATATCGCACACTCACAAGCATCTAACAAGGTACCGTTATAAGCTATCTCTCTAGCTTCATCTTCATTGAGAGCTTCTACATAAGTTGTAACCGTTAACTCCACCTCATACCTCTTGACAGGTGTAGCGTGTAATAAGATATGCTTCTTTAAATCCCCAACCAACCTTATTTCATTACCCCAAGTAATGTACTCACCATCCTCAGAATCATAAGGTTGTATAACAGAATTAAACACAGCCGTATTCTCATCTAATCTCTCAAATAGATTATGCTTCCATATAACCTTATCACCAACCTCAGTCATATCAACTAAAGTTATTCTTCCATCTTCTGCACTATTGTATGTATAAAATTGTAACATTTCTTACTCCTTATTATTTAAATATTAATTCCAACTTCTAGCATAAGTCTTAGTCATTCTAATCTCAACTAACTCTCGGAAAGGCTTAGGACAATTCTTAAGACTACTCTTGATTAGCTTGAGAACATACTCATCTCTCAACTCAGTATTGTTATACCAAGTACTAAAACCATAGCCTGAAGGGTCTGCACTAACCTCTCTACCATAAATCTTACCCTTAACCCAATTATCTAACCTTCTTTCTTGTTTAGCACTACCCACTCTAAAAGACTCATTTGACACCCCATCCCACATATAAGTAGGAAAGAAGAATGATATCTCATAGCTAGGACTAATCTTAACAGTGTGATGTTCTTCAGGCTTTGTAGCCAAAGGCTCAGATAACATATCTAAAGCTTTACCACTTAAACCCGTATCCTCTTTCTCCATATAAACGGTAATCTGAGCTAAACCTTCTAAAATTACTTCTTCTAACTTCTTCTTCAATATATCCATGATATACTCCTTTCATTTGACCACTTAAAATGGGGTAAACGGTCGTAACCCCTTGAACTATATCTAATATCTCTAAGTATCCCTTATAGAGAAAATACAATTAGTATCTTTCTTTGCTTAATTTAGAAGCTGTCAGAGTATCCCAATAGGATTACTTCAATGACTCATAGTGCAGGTGGAACTATGACGAGAAGCCCTAGCAATACCCCCTAAAGGGATACTCTGATGTGCTTTAAATAAGCATAATAGACTTACTGAGTAATATTAAAAGAATAAAGAAGTAATAACTACATAAAGGGATTCTTTAAAGAACCCATCTTCTTCTTTATTCTTCTAATACTATTTAAAGAATATAACATAACTTAATAAGAACCCTATGGAGGCTCTATGGCATTACCAGCAAAAATTAACCCTGATACAGGACTAAAGAACGAAGTACCAGAGAGTCTCAAGGCTCACTGTTTCACAAAAGGTGTTAGTGGCAACCCCCGTGGCAATTGGAAGAAGACTAAGCATAAACTACGTAAAACAGCTGAATCTTTAGCTCATTTTGAGGCAAAATCTCCAGCAGATGTCTTCATTTACATCAGAGACACAGCATTAGCCAACGGAGACCTCAATTTAGCTATGAATGCTAACAAAGAACTGTCTAAGTTCGTTGAAAGTACTGCTGATGCTAAAGAAAACGGTAAACCACTAGTAAGTGCTGTCTCAGAGATGAGCGAGCGTGAGCTTCGTAACAAACTCAAAGGATTTAAGATTGCTTAATTCGCTAAAGCGTTGAGATGGAATAAGGTGGTCAGTAAGAGAGTATAA